GTAATATATCTACAGTCTCGTCGTACACATAACAACCTATACCTTGAAAAAACAGGTAAGTTATTCCATTTGCAGTTCCGTATGTAAGTAGCTTACCTGAGATTCCAGGGACTGTAGGGATACTAAGCCAAGCAGAGGCAGCCAGTTTAAGCACATATAGGCTACCGTCAGTATTAACAGAGAAGGATAATCTAGTTCTAGCATTGCCAAATATAGTGATAGCATTTACAAAGGTAGTAACTCCGGGAACTGCAGGAACTTCTGCCCTATACCCCACAGAATCTACCCCATCATTTACAGGCATCACATTGTGACAATAGTAAACTTGAGGAGAATCTTTAGCGCCCTGAGCAGAAGTCTGTTCCACCATCACTGTGCGTGCAGCCTGCTCAGATAACAGCGGGAAATCAGAAGACTCCAGAGGAGCGTTATATATTAGCTGTGCCATTTATCTGCAATACCTCTTTAGTTAACTGGTGCCAGATTTAATCTTAAGTATGGAATATACTGCGTAGATACCTGTAGTTGCCACTGAACCTAATACAGCCAGTCCCATAAGTATCTTCCAGAAATATCCTTGTGCGCGTTTGTAGGAATCTACCACTTCCCGTAGGGCTATATGATCTCTGTAGTGAGTTTCAGATTCTATGCGAAAAGATTTGACTGCCTTCTCAGCGTTCTCCGCTACCTTCTCCGCTATGCTGTCTATATCATCAGGATGCAGTCTATTCACTTGACCCATATCCTCTTTGAGATAAATAACTCATTAATACCATAACCATCTTCTATTTGAGGTATAGATAAGGTGTGTTTAAACCCAACTGACCAATCATCACTGTTTTGGTAGCCTAGTTCAAAAGAAGCTAAAGGGGTTTGTAGATTAACCTCTGGGCGTGCTGTACGCTCATCATGATAGGAGGCTCCGACTTCTACATAAAATCCAGTTTGTGCAATTGTTGGCGAGGAGGATAGAAGTATGAGGACAGCTGTAAGGAATTTATTCACCGAGTTATATACCCAATAAGTGTAATAGACGTTTGCACTTCCGGTGAGCCGCCGCCCCCATCAGTTGCATTAGTGAGCCACTCAAAATCGTGGTTCTCATCTAACTTAACCGTAATAGCTCCCAGCTGCCTAGCATTCAATGTAAATGAATCGGTAGCGGCCTGATTATTTACAGTGTAACAAGCCTGCACTAACGAAGTTCCGGCTCCACCGCTGCCAGTATATTTTCTTGCATACGCTACGAGAGTGATCATATTAGCCGTAGTTGTTCCTCTGGCATTAATAGTCAATATAGCCGCATCTGCATTAGCGTTGGATAACGTAACACTGCTGTGCTGTGTCCAAATCTGTTTACTGGTAGACCCTGCTACCAGCAGCTCAGGAGTATCTAATATTACCGTCCTTCCAATAGGGGTAATATCTACCCAAGTATCCCAAACTCCGCCTACTACAAATCTTCTCCATACCTGCCCCAGAGAAGTAGCTCCGTTACCTATTACAGTCTGTACGCCATCTAGGATACTGTCCCCCATCTGTACAGTTAGCCAACCTTCCTCAGCAACTGGCAAAGGGGAATTAGCGTTGCCCGCTATAATAACTTGACCTATGTTATAGAATAGAGTGTCCAGGTCAAATATCATTATGTGCGTTAGGCCATTTGCCCTGTAGCCATGTAGCATACTATTAAATGCGTCAGGGAATCTAGATACGGAAACTACCCTATCTGTGGCTGTAAGTGTGGGGATATCTGATAACCTAGCTAGCCTAGATACCCCTGCAATAGTCTCTGTAGCAGGTGCTCCCAACCTAACCCAAAATACACCGTCACCATACGCCGACAGTAAATAATTTTCGTTGTCATTAGAGTGAGGCTGACCAAAGCGTAGCATAAACAGCCCTTCGTAACCATCGTTGTCAGAATCTCTGCCCCTAGCGTAGAGCAGTACCTCTGGGTCGGTTATCGGGTAATTTTTTACTATCGTAAAATCGTCTACTACTATTATGTCCCCCCCAGAACCTCCGCCTCCAGGTAACTCGGCAGTAATCCCTACAAACCCATAAGCTAGAATCTGATCCCCTAAGTTAGAAGGTGTACCTAACGAAAAGGTGGTCGGAGATAACTCAGTAAAGTCCAGCCCAGGCACTAGCACTTGGTTATTTCTAAACAGCAATAAGCTCTTAGTACCTACAGCGTAGCTAAAATCTGTAAGTGTGTATAAGGTCTGACCAGCATTAGAGGTGAATACTTGATACTCTAAGGTAGTATCTGCATTCACCTCTAAAGTAGTTGGATTCTGCCAAATAGTCCCAGGCATTTTATAGCTTCCTATAGTATCTATTAGTAACCGACTGCGGACAGTCCAGTGATTTTAACCATTGCAAACTGCTCTACACCTAAACGATCATACTGAGCAGCCTGATCATCTTGCCCAATGATTTTAAATAATACCCTTACAGCTTCGTATATAATGGCAAAGGGAATATGCTCAGCTATCCAAGAAGAGTAAGAAGTAGTAGTTACGTCGGGGGAGCGGTAACAGCCAATTAACATACGAGTGAATGAGGTAGATGATTTAATGTCTACTGCACTGCCTGCTAGGTAGCAGACATTTGTACGCTCTTGCGAGTATCCATCCAATGCCTCTTCAGGATCAATAACAGTGAGGAATGTACCAGCTTCGTTGCTTGAAGTATCCCACTTTCTGAGGTACTTTAACGCACGGAATCTAGGTATAGTTACTACATCTAGAGTTTGATGAAAGTCATCAGTTAGAAATTCTATGCCAGTTTCATATAGATCCCTGGCATAGAAGTCAGTATTGTGCATTTTAAGTGTGGCAGCTTTAATCGCAGACGAAGTTTCATTAACTAGATCTGGTCTACCTGTGATGTTATATACTTCTTGTACTATCTCAGTTAGGGTCATTTGCTGCCACTCTACTTAAAATTAAATGCACTTATTTAGAATTACTACTACCACTTGCAGCTGCAAAGATTGCAGTGCTTGCAGGAATAACTGACTTAGCTTCTGTGGAGCCTAAATCTCTAGTGGCTTCCTGCTCTGCAAGTAGCTCTGCACGAATCTCGTCACGAACCTCATTAGCCATACGCCGCTTTAAGCCTGCCATAGGATCTAAATCATCTGAAGTAGCTTCACCTGCGTAAGCAATGCCTGGAACCTTAGCTTTTATTGCAGCTTTTAGGAAATCAATCTCCTCCTCGTTAGCTGTAATAAACTGATTGGCACAGAAGGCAATCAGCCCTCCTGCTTCCGTGTGCATTTTAAATGCAGCTAGAGAAGAAGTAAACTTCTCCCCTACAAATGCAGCTGCTTTGTCAGAGCTGGTAGAAAGTTTAGGGTTTGGGGAAGTCATAGTGGAGATACCTTAAGGTAGTGAATAGAGGTGGCCGTCCTTGGCCAGGAGAGTTCCTATCCGTACTTAGCCAGTTGCAGCAGCTGTGAAATTCCAAAGCACTGCATTGGCAGGAGGGTTCTTAATAACACAAGTACACTCAGTAGTAAGTGTACCTCCGACAGCATCAATACCATTGTCAGCAGCTTGGTTACCGGCAGAGTTAAACTCTTTGTTCTGAGTCTTACGACTACCTAAATAAGCTAGGCGGAAAGTAGAGAGATCCACAACTACCCCAAGCTTATTCCACACATTGTTAGTATTAAACAAAGGGTGCTCAATCAAACGAATGGTGCCGCGAGCCAGAGTGAGAGTTTTAAAGTTTAAGCCGTAGTTAGTCTGCCCATCTACAAGCTGGTAAGTACCATTAAGTTTAGCAATGTTATTGATAACAGTTTTAGCCTTGCCTCCAACAAACATGACACGCTCGTTTGCCACTTTAGGATCCGTAGCCTGATCAAAACAAGGGTCAATTGCAGCCTCTAACTGAGTAGAGTTAGTGGTAGCTGCAAGGGTAGTTACATTGGGAGTACCGCCATAACTTGGAGGGTAATAGGTAGCGTTACCTACAATAGACAAGAAGCCGTCCATAGTACGGAAAGGCTGGCCATTACGAGTACCTTGACTCTTCTGACCAAAGAATAGAGACTTTTCCATGTCAGCTGCATGAAATGCCGCACAGTCCTGTTTAGACTCAGCGTCAGTTTTGTCCCCTGCAATAACCTGTACAGCTTCAGCTGATCCAGAGATCGCCCAAGTATTACGAAAGATCTGAGTTAGGTTAGTAATACGTACAGGAATAATGTTCTGAGCGGCAGGTCTAACGCTAGACTCCTCAAAAGCATTACC